GTCGCCGAGCTGAACGCCGGCGATGTGCTTGAGCATTTTGAACAAGGATCCCAAAAGTTTATGCGGGAGAACCCGGCGCTCAAGTCTTACAACACGACCGTAAAGAGTTTTACCGCCCTTGCGAATCAGCTACTTAACGCGCTGCCGCGTCCGCAGCAGAAGTCGGCCGGTGATGAGCTGATGAGCTTTATCACCAAGCCGCCGGCCGCGGTCAAGAAATGAATTACGTCCGCGAGTATTGGCGACAGATTGAAAGCGGGCAGATAATCACTTCCCGCCGGGTCGCGGCGGTTTACAAGCGCCTTGTCGCAGAGATGGACGAGGCTCAAAGAGATAAAACAACTAAATACTATTTCAGCGAAGAAGCGGGCGAACGGCCTATTGTCTTCGCTGAACAATTTTGCAAACAATCTCAAGGCACAATCGGAGAACCGCTCCGCCTTGAGCTTTTTCAAAAGGCGTATGTTCAGGCGCTTTTCGGATTTCTTGAGAGGGACACCGGATATCGGCGATTCCGGGAGACGATGTTTCTTGTCGGCCGAAAAAACGGCAAGACAACGCTGCTCGCGGCTATCGCCTTGTATCTGCTGGTCGGCGACTACGAGGGCGCGGCGGAGATATACTCAATCGCGACAAAACGAGACCAGGCAAAGATTACTCTGACGGCGGCCGTCAACATGGTGAAACAGTCGCCGGAGCTCAGGGCGATTGTCAAGAAGCGGCGGAATGACATTTACTTCCCCGCTACGGCGTCGACCTTTCAGGCGCTCGCGTCCGAATCAAATACTCTCGACGGGCTGAACTCTCACGCGGTTATCATAGACGAGCTGCACGCTATCCGTGACCGCGGACTTTACGAGGTCATGAAGCAATCGACCTCAAGCCGACGGCAGCCGCTGATTATCATGATTACGACGGCCGGAACGCTGAGAGAATCTGTATACGACGACATTTACGAGATCGCGAAAGACATAGCTGACGGCAAGACCGACAAAGACGGAAAGCCTTTGGAGCCGACCTTTCTTCCGGTGCTTTACGAACTCGATGAAAAATCAGAGTGGACGAATCCGCAGATGTGGATTAAAGCGAACCCGGGGCTCGGAAGAATCAAGCAATACGCCACTCTCGCAAACTTTGTCGAGAGGGCGAAAACCAGCGTCGCAGATCTGCCCGGCGTTCTGACTAAAGATTTCAACGTCCGTGAAGTGGCGGGGACTGTTTGGCTTTCGTTTGAAGAAATCAAGAGCGACGCGACATTTGAGATGTCGGAAGTCTACGACACTTACGCAATCGGCGGGTGTGACTTATCGGCAACGACAGACTTGACTTGCGCGACGCTGCTTATCCGCCGGTCGGCGTCCGATCCGACGGTTTATGTCTTGCAGCACTATTTTTTGCCGCAGAAAAAACTTGACCTGCTCGATGAGCGCAACACAAACGAGGCGCCGTATAAAATATGGCATGAGCGCGGCTTGCTGACGGCATGCGAGGGCAACCGGGTTGATTATTCCGACGTCACGGCATGGTTTTGTCAGATGCGAGACGAGTATAAAATAGACCCGATAAAGATAGGCTATGACCGGGCGCTCGCCGGTTATTGGGTAGACGAGATGACCGCCAACGGCTTTGAAATGAACTCGGTCGCTCAAGGTCCTTTTACCTGGTCTCAGCCGATGCGGGAAATGGGCGCGGCTTTCGCCGACAAAATAGTTAATTACAACAAAAACCCGATGCTCGTATGGTGTCTGTCGAATACGGCGGTCAAAAAAAGCGGGGTAAACAACATTCAGCCGGTTAAAACGAGCGACAAAAGGCGCATTGACGGGACTGTCTCGCTGCTCAATGCCTGGGTGGTTTATGTTCGAGACTATGAAGATTACATGTATGCGGTAGGTGATTAAATGGCGGAGAAAAGAGGGCTTTTTGAAAAGATTTTCGGGAGCAAAAAGACCGATGATAAAAATTACGCGGCTTTTAAGCTTTTAAGCTCCTGGGAGTCGTCTTTCGTTCCTTTTTCCGGGAACGCCTGGGATATCTCTATCGTTCGGGCGGCGGTTGACGCTTTTGCCCGCCGGGTATCAACCGCGCAGCCGCGGCACGTGCGGGTTTTTTCGGAAACCACCGAGGCGGTAAACAGTTATCTTGACCGGATATTGCAATACAAGCCGAATCCTTACATGACTTCGGCCGACTTTTATTACAAGCTCGCGGCGCAGTATAAGATTAACAACAACGCGATCGCTTATCCGGTGTTTGACGACATGGGAAAGCTGGTCGCGATATATCCTATCGAGGCGCAATATTTCGAGCTGCTTGAAAATGCCGGAGAAATGTATTGCCGGTTCCGGTTTACAAACGGAAATTCATATATAACACCGTATTCCGATTTGATTCACGTCCGGCGCCACTTTTTGGAAAACGACATTTTCGGAGACCGGAACAGCCCGATAACTCCGGTGCTGAATACCGCGAATACGTTCAACCAGTCGATGAGCAAATTTGCGGAGCTCATATCGGTAATCCGGGGAATTCTTAAAGTAAACGGCGTTGCAAAAACGGCGGATTTAAACGCCCGGCGAGATGAATTTGTCAAAGACAATCTTCGGATGGAGAACAACGGCGCCGGCGTTATAGTGACCGACAATAAAACGGAGTTTCAGCCGACAAACGAGAGGCAGACGCCGATACCGTCGGCGCAGCTCGAATATGTCAAGGGCGAGATTTACGACTATTTCGGAGTATCGAAAGAAATAGTCGAGAACACGGCGACGGCAGCGAAAGAAGCGGCTTTTTACAACGGTGAAATCGCTCCTTTCTTCCGGAAGCTGACGCAGGCTTTCACAAACGCAATCTTTACCGAGAGGGAGCAGGGATTCGGAAACCGAATCGTATTCAACGTGAACTCGATTCAATTCTCGACGCTGGCCGGCAAGGTCAACGCGGCGAAATTCCTTACCGATATCGGCGCGGCGACGCTCGACCAGATACTCACGATGTTTGACATGCCGACGATAGGCGGCGAAGAGGGCGCCCGCAGGGTGCAGACGCTTAACATGATAAACGCGAATCTGGCCGACAAATATCAGACGGGAACTAAACTTGAAGAAGAACCGCCGGACGACGAAGAAGACGACGACGACGGCGAAACGGGAGGCAATGATGACGATTAAAGAGGGGCGCGAATATCGCGCTTTGCAGGAATTCAGCCTTGTTCCGCGAACCGAAGAATCGCAGGAATACCGGGTCAAAGGAACTGCCGTAGTATTCGATTCTCCGACCGTGATGTTTGAAATGGACGGAGTAAAATATTACGAAGTAATCGACCGGCACGCTTTCGACGAGTGCGATATGTCGGACGTGATATTTAACTACAACCACGGCGGGAAGGTAGTCGCAAGGCTTAGAAACAAAACGCTCGAGCTGTCTCTTACCGAAAGAGGGCTCGACATGACGGCGGATCTTTCCGGAACTCAGGCAGGCCGCGAACTATACGCGGAAATTGACGGCGGGTATGTCGACAAGATGAGCTTTTCGTTCTCAATCCGAGAATCAAGCTATGATAAAGACACCCGAACCCGCAAAATTACAAAGGTTAAAAAGCTGTATGACGTATCGGCGGTGGATATTCCCGCTTACAACGATACGTCGATTTCGGCGCGAGGCTTTTTTGAGAAGGAGTACTCGAAAGAGCTTGCGGCTTTGGAGCAAGCCCGGCGGCGGAAGATTCTTATAGCTTTGACATATTAAATCATCAAATTTTTAAAAATTATGGAGGCTGAAAAGCAATGATTGAAAAAAGACTTAGAGAAATCGCCGAAAGAATGAAGGCGATTCGCAATCTCCTTGAATCCGACGCCAACGCGAACGCTGACGAGCTCGAGAATGAAATCCGGGCGCTCAACACCGAGCGCGAGGGACTTGAGCGCAGACGGTCGACTATCAACGGCCTGAACGAAGGCGCCGGGAATCTCGTTCCGTCCGGAATCATCAACCCGCTTACCACCACCGAGAGGGCAGCGGATGAGCCGGCAGAAGATAAGCACTATCGCTCGGCGTGGCTTAAAACCCTCATGGGGAAAACCCTCACCGCCGAGGAGCAGCGGGCTATCGGCAAAGCCGACGTATTAGGCGCAGTCCCGACTCAGACCGCCGACGAGATCATCCGCAAGATGAAGCAGATCGTCCCGGTGCTCAATGAAGTGATGCTCCTGCACGTTCCCGGCAATGTGACTATCGCGGTCGAAGGAACCAAGAACCCCGCGACGCAGCACACCGAGAACGCGGAGATCCAGGCTTCCGACGACGCTCTCGTATCGATTAACCTTACCGGATATGAAGTAGTTAAAATCATCCGTATCAGCGCGACCGTCAGAGCTATGACGATAGATTCGTTTGAATCCTGGCTCGTAGATATGCTGACCGAGGCTCTCGCCGAGAAGATTGAGGATTACCTCATCAACGGTACCGGCTCATCTCAGCCGCAGGGAATCGAGAAGGCCAATACCTGGACTGACGGCACAACCGGCCGCAAGTGGGCGAGCACCGCGCTTGCCGCCGCCGATATTCACGCCGGAATCTCGTATCTTCCCGGCGGATATGACCGCAACGCGAAATTCCTTATGTCTAAAAAGACATTGTGGAACAACGTAATGGGTCTTCGCGATGACGGCAAAGCTCCGCTTGTAAAAGAGGACGGCAGGGGCGGCTATATGATCTACGGATATCCGGTCATGCTCTCCGACAAGGTAACCACCGGCGTGATATATCTCGGCGACTTCAAAAAGATTGCCGCGAATCTCGCCGAAGACATGAACATCAAGAGCTCGGAGCACTCCGGATTTACCGCAAACGCTATCGACTATCGCGGCACCTGCATTTTCGACAGCAAAATAGCGATCGGAGAGGCTTTCGTCAAGATCGCCGCGACTCTCTGAACCCGAAAGGAGCAATAAATGAACCACATTGAAAAGCTGTCGACCGACGTTCACGGAGTCGCCGCAAATGTCGCAAAATGCGCTCACCTCAAGTGGTCGGCGGATGACGCGGTCGCTCTCGACGCGGACGGCGTAATGACAAGCACGGCCGGCGCGACTTCTGCAAAGACCGTGACCGAGGATCTCGTTTCTCCCGCAGTTCCGAGAGCGCTTGAAGTAGTTGTCGGCGGTACGGCCGGCGACGCAAAAGCCGCCTCTAAAGTGACGGTGTTCGGAACAAACATCGCGGATGCTGCAATCTCGGAAGATTTTACTCTTACCGGAGACCAGACCGAGACCCTCGTCGGGGTGAAGGCGTTTAAGACGGTAAATAAAGTCGTAATCGGAGCGCAGGACGGAACCGGCGTAACCTTTACGGTCGGATGGGTTAACAAACTCGGACTGCCGTATAGATTCACTGAAAAACCGCTTGTCTTCGCGCTGTTCGACGGCGCAAGACAGACAACTGATCCGACGCTCATCATCGATGACGACGAAATCGAGAAGAACACAATCGCCCTCAGCTCTTCCCTCAACGGCAAACAGGTTGATGCGTTTATATTCATCTGACAGGAGGCTTCTATATGGCTATCGGAGCGGATTATATAAACCGCGTCCGGCAGTACATCAGAATCTCCGCGACTACCTTTGACGGCGAAATCTCCGACTTGATTAATGCCGCCCGCGCTGACCTGGCGCTCGGCGGCGTCACGTCGGAGAGGGTAAACGACGAGACCGACCCGCTCATTCTGCGGGCGGTCGGGACATATGTAAAAGCGGAATTCGGCATTGACAACCCGGACGCAGAAGGATATCGAGCGGCATACAAGGCGCTGAAAATACAGCTTTTACACTCGGACAAATATATTATACCGGCAGAGGGAGGCTGATCTCATGTATTGGCGGGACACGGTGACGCTCAAAGCAATCACCCGCACAACCGACGCCCGGGGTTACTCCGTCGAGACGGCGACAGAAACCATGGTCTTCGCGGACGTCACCTCTGTCAAGCGCAGCGAGTTTTATTCCGCGAAGCAAAGCGGAGTTGACCTTGCGATTACGGTAAACGTATTGGCGGCGGATTACAGCGGGCAGGAGCGTCTTGTCTGGAACGAAAAAGAATACAAAGTCGAGAGGGCATATACAAAGGCGCGGGAAGTCTACGAGCTTAACTGCTCGGAATATAAGGGGAAGGCGCAATGATAGATATCGAAACTCAGATTGTCGCCGCCTTTGCGGGCTATCTTCCGATTGCCGCCGGCGTATATCACGGCGACGAAGTGACTTATCTCGTTTACAACTACACCGAAATTCCCGCCGATTACGGAGATGACGACGCCGGGGTTGTCAGATATCTGATTCAGATACATCTGTACGCGCCGGTAAGCGACGATACTTACAATATGCGGCGGGAAATCAAATCAAGAATCAATTCGGCGGGGTTTACCCGCCCGACGGTAACTCCGGCTTCGGATGCCGAAAAGCAGCATTATGTATTTGAATGTGAGACGGCGGAGGGGGTGTAATATGGCGACCGTATCAACCGAAGGACTTGAAGAGCTGATCGGCGACATGGGCAAAATCGCGGAAATTCCCGACGATACTATCCTTGAAATGCTGTCGGCGCAGGCCGAAGTTGTCGCCGACGCGCAGAAGAAAAAGGCTCAAGCCCTTGGCGTTTTCGACACAGGAAAAACCAAAGAGAGCATCACTTTTAAAAAGAAACTCAAAATCAGAAAAGACAGCAAGGCTATCTATGTATATCCGCAGGGCACCCGGAAGGACGGAAACGAACGGCAGGTCGCGGAGGTAGCTTTTATCAACGAATACGGAAAGCACGGACAGCCCGCCCGGCCGTTCATTAACACCGCGAACGAGGAAAGCGCGGACGCGGCAAACGAAGCGGCAATGAAGGTATACGACGACTTTCTCAAATCAAAAAATCTATAAGGAGAATTAAAAATGGCACAATTTGGAGCAAAAAAACCCCGGTGGGCGCCGGTTCAGACGCAGCCGGACGGAACCTTGCCGACTTATGATGCGGCTAAGAAAATAGTTCTCGGCCGGCTTGTCAAGGCGGATCTTTCGCCGAAAATTGCGACGGGCGAGCTCTACGCCGACGACGGACTCGCCGAGAGGATAGACGAATTCTCTTCCGGCAGTCTCGTTCTCGGCACCGACGATCTGACCGACGCAAACGCAGCCGCGATTTACGGCGCGACTCTCGACGCGGACAGCAAGGAGCTTTCAAACGGCGTCTCGGATACTCCGCCTTATGGCGGCGTCACCTATTATAAAACCATAATCCGAAACGGAGAGCGGATTTATAAGGGTGTGTATCTTCCGCTCGTCAAAGCCGCCGTAGGCAATGACAGCGCGGCGACAAAAGGATCCTCAATCACTTTCGGAACTACCGACAACGCTTTCACGGTGTTTAAGTGCAATTCCGGGAAGTGGAGAATCCAGAAGGAATTCACCGGCACCGGCGCGGAGGCTGCTTGCGACGCATGGTGTGCCGATAAGCTCGGCACGGTATCTCCGTAATTTGAGCGGGAGGCAATTTCGCCTCCCGTCTCCCGCGTTATTGAGAGGGAGCAATGAAAGCAGTTAAATTTAAGCTCGATAAAGAAGAATTTTATCTCGTACTCGACGGCGAGGCGATGTTTCAAATTCGCGACGACTTCGGGAGCGCTACACTCCTGCTTGAAAAAATGGAGAACGACACCCGGGAAGGCTTTTCCGCGTCTTGCTCTGCCGCGGCGATACTCGCCGAGAGAGGCGAGCTCATCCGGCGGCGCCTCGGTTACGACCCCGGCAATATCCCGGAGGCGGACGACTTTTTGCACTTCCTGCCGCCCGGTCGGATTATTAAACTCAAGGAAGCTATCGCAAAGGCTATCCGGATAGGATATGCGCGGGAAATCGTCGAGGAAAACGAAGAATATGACGAAGGTCTCGCCGAACTTAATAAAAAAAAAACACGACGCGGCGGGCGGAATACTACCGCATAGCCGCATTATGCGGAATCTCAATCACGGAGGCTCTCTTCATGCCGCCGGGAGAGTTGTTTGACACCTGGGAGCTGTATCTCAGAGCTAACGGCAAAAAAGAAAGAGAGGAGGGCGATTAATGGCTACGCGCACGATATCAACGAAATTAGCGATTGAAGGCGAACAACAGTACAGAGACGCCCTCAAAAATATAAACTCCGGTCTCGGTACGCTGAAAAGCGAGCTGAAACTTGTCGAGAGCTCCTTTGAAGGACAGCAAAACAGCTATGAGGCGCTCTCCGCCAAAGGCGAAGTACTCGGGCGGATGTACGCCGAGCAGGAAAATAAAGTCTCTAAGCTCAAAGAAGTTCTCGAAGAAGCAAAAAAGGCACAGACCACATATACCGAGAGGGTCTCCGAAGCCGAAGAAAAAATATTTAAATGTCGATTAGCCCTTGAAGAACTCGCATACGAAAACCGCGACACAAGCGAAGAACAAGCGCGGCTGACAAAAGAGCTTGAAGGCTATAATAAAGAGCTTGACGAGGCTAAATCTTACCAGGAAGCCGCAGCTCGCGGCGTCAACTCCTGGCAATCCGAACTCAACAAGTCGCAGACGGAGCTTAACAAACTTAACTCCGATATCGACAAAAACAGTCAATATCTCGACGAGGCGAAGAACTCCTCCGACGGCTGCGCGACTTCCATTGACGAATTCGGGAAAGAAGTAAAAGAAGCCGGTAACGATTCGGAGGAAGCCGGCTCGAAATTCGGCAAACTCGGCGATATTGTAAAAGGCGTCGGCGCGGCAATGGCCGCGGCTACGGCAGCGGCAGCGGCGGCGGCGGTAAAACTCGGCAAAGAGGTTATAACCGCTTACGCGGATTACGAGCAGCTCGTCGGCGGCGTTGAAACTCTTTTCAAGGACAGCGCGGACGTTGTAAAGGATTACGCGGCAAACGCATATAAGACGGCCGGTCTTTCCGCCAACGAATACATGGAGACTGTCACCGGCTTCTCGGCGTCGCTCATCAGCTCGCTCGGCGGCGATACCGCAAAAGCGGCCGAGTATGCCGACATGGCGATTACCGATATGTCGGACAACGCCAATAAAATGGGCTCCGACATTGAATCTTTGCAGAACGCCTACGCGGGCTTTGCAAAGCAACAATATAATATGCTTGACAACCTCAAGCTCGGCTACGGCGGTACGAAGTCGGAGATGGAGCGGCTGCTTGCCGATGCTCAGGCGATATCCGGCATTGAATATAATATCGATTCTTACGCTGACGTAATCGCGGCTATCCATGTGATACAAGAGAGCATGGATATCACCGGAACGACGGCAAAAGAAGCGGAACATACTATCTCCGGCTCAATCGCGGCGTTGCAATCGGCGATACAAAACCTTGTCGCCGGTCTGGGCGATGCCGACGCAGACATTGAGATGCTCTGCGGGAATGTCGCCGAGGCGTTTACCAATGTTTTAAACAATATCACCCCGATTGTAGAAAACCTTATCGCAGCTCTGCCGACGGCGATGGACGCGCTTCTTTCGGCGGCCGGAGAGCTGCTGCCGATGATCCTGGAAGCGGTGACCGGGCTTATCTCTCAGGTGCTCGAGACGATGTTGACAATGCTGCCGGAGTTAATTCCGGCGGTAGTCGAGACGCTGATGACGCTTGTAGATACAATAATTGAGAATCTCCCGCTTTTTGTAGAAGCGGCGATGCAGATTGTCACGTCACTTGTCAGCGGTATCGGACAGGCGCTCCCGGAGCTTATTCCGGCGGCGGTCGAAGCGGTTACCGAGCTTGTCAAAGCTCTGATTGATAATATTCCGCTCCTGGTTGACGCGGCGCTCGAACTCGTCGAAGGACTTGCAGACGGAGTTATCGAGGCTATACCGGTATTGCTTGAAGCTCTGCCGGAGCTTATCACAAGCCTTATTGACAAACTGCTTGAATCGATACCGAAAATTATCGAGACGGGCGTAACTCTTTTAACGGCTCTGGTTGATAATCTCCCGCTTATCATCGAGACAATTATTGATGTACTACCGGAAATCATCGACAGCGTGATTACAACGCTGCTTGACCATTTGCCGGAGATAATCGATGCGGGAATCGAGCTTTTAACGGCGCTCATTGAGGATTTGCCGACGATTATTCTCACTATCGTCGAGGCGCTGCCTGAAATAATTACATCAATAGTCTCGACGCTGCTTGATCATCTCCCGGAATTGATAGAAGCCGGAGTAACACTTCTTACCGCTTTGATTACCAATCTGCCGCAGATAATCTTTGAACTCGCCCGGGCGATGCCTCAAATCATAACCGGCATGGTTGAAGCGCTGGCAAACGGAGTGCCGCAATTTATAGAAATCGGCGGAAATCTCGTTCGCGGACTTTGGGACGGAATACAACAGCTTTCCGGCTGGCTCTGGGATAATGTTTCGGGCTGGATTACCGGAATCTGGGACGGCGTCAAGGACTTTTTCGGAATTGAAAGCCCGTCGAAGAAATTCGCCGAGCTCGGCGGCTATATGGCAAAGGGGCTCGGAGTCGGCTTCGGCGCCGAAATGAAAACCGTCGGCGAGGAAATGCAGAACGCAATACCGACGGTATCACTAATCGCCGACGCGGAAGCGGAGATGTCGAGAGTCAAAGGCAAACTCGCCGCCGGTCTCGGGGAAATCGGAACGGAGATCTCCGCAACGGCCACGGTCAGTGAAGTTTATAAATCGCTCCCCTCGTCGTCGAGCGTCTCGGCCGGAGGCAGCGCGGTAATCAACAATAACTTTAATATTTCCGAGCTTGTCGTCCGAGAAGAAGCCGATGTCAAGCGCATAGCAAAAGAGCTATATCAAATGGGCAAAAGCAAATCACGCGGGAGAGGAGTTGTCACGGCATGAGCTTAGGATTTACCTTTAATACGATACATTCAAGCGAAATGGGCGTTGTCTTCCGCAGCGTCGACCGGACGCTTCTCCCGGCGAAGAGGGTAATCAGATACACAATCCCAGGCAAAAGCGGGACATATGACATTGAAGACGGCTACGAAAACCGAGATATAGCTTGCGAGCTGTCTTTTATCGGAACGAATAACAATTATCCCGGCTTGCGCTCCAAAGCGCGGGCGGTCGCCGGGTGGCTCTCCGGAGAGGGACTTCTCGTTTTTGACGACGAGCCTAACCGGGCATACGCGGCTAAAGTAGTCGAGGGAGTGAGCATCGAGCAGATCGCGACGATGGGACGGTGCGGAGTAACTTTCAGCTGCGCTCCTTTCGCCGAAAGCATCGACTACAATCAAATATCGGTGCAAAACGTGCCGCTCCCGCACGTCGAGACGCTTAATGTTCTGGGGACGCAGGAAACGGACTGTCTGATATATATTAAAGCTCGCGGAGCTATTACGGATTTAACCATTACTCGGCATAAAGTAGATTAAGGAGGCTAATCAATGGCGGCTTTATCAAACGTACACGCGGCGAGCCTGCTCAATGCGTCACTCAGATCGGGGACATATTACCTCGCGCTTTTTCTTACCGACCCGACGCCGGACGGAACCGGCACAGAAGCGAGCGGCGGCGGATATGCCCGAAAGATTATCTCTTTCAGTTCCCCGGCAATCGTCGCCGGAAAACAGCAGGTCACAAACGCAGCGGAGATAAACTTCGGCGTGATGTCGGCCGACCTCGGAACGGTAGCATATTGGGGAATTTACGACAGCGCCACGCTTGGCAACCTGCTATGGTTCGGCGCTTTCAAGCGCTCGAAAAACGTACTCAACGGCGACGCAATCACCGTATCGATAGGCGGAATCGCTTGTAATCTCTCGTAAAGGGGGGAATTAAATGTATAACCGCACGCTATACAACCGGACGCCGTATAACCGGTCGGAGCTGTATATATTTGAGTGGCTTGCATCGGCTATTGCGGAGGCGGGAACGGTAAACGCTAATTTGCTTATCATCCGTCACCTGGACGGCTCGGCCGAAGCGGTCACGGAAGTCAGCGGCGCAGTTATACGGGTCTTTCTCCCGGAAGTCGCAGCGAACGCGACAGCCGAAGCGATAGGCGAATTTGTATTAAGGCTGTTTTTCACAACCGATGTCTACGCGGAAGCAACCGCAACCGGCACCGGCGTATCGACATACGGCTCAATATCGCTGACTGTCGCGGGCGTCAACATGCAGGCCGGCGACGAGCTGATAATTGACACCGAACATATGACGGTTACTCTCAACGGCGTAAATATTATTGACAAAATCACCGACAGCAGCGTATTTTTCAAACTGATGTCAGGCGTTAATCAACTTATCATAGAGGGCAGCTCGGCCGCAGATATCCGCGTTTTGTATAAAGACAGGTGGTTATAATGGCGGTGCCTCAGGTTTTTAACCGGAGTATGAAGCGGCTCGCTTATCTCGACAACGCGATTTCTACCGGTTACACGCTAAATATCAACTCTCTCTGGACGGCCGAGTTTACATTGCCGGCCGACGATTTGAAGAATGAATACTGCACGCCTCTGAATTATGTTGAAATATACGACGGCGATGAGCGGATAGATCTCTTTCGGATTATCGGAGAGGACCTGGAGCGCAGCGACGGCGCTACCAGATATTACAAATGCGAGCATGTCCTCGCGACGCTGCTGAACGATGTATTATTCCAATATCATCAATACGGCGGGTACAACATAAAGACCGCGACGGTGTTAAATTATATCCTGGCGCAGCAGACAACACAGAATTGGAAGCTCGGAACGTGCGAATTTACCAGGTATTTTGAATATAATTGGGAAAATACAACCCTTTTGGCGGCGCTTTTCGCGGTGCCCGAATGTTTTGACGGCGAATATCTTTGGCAATGGGACACGACGGTTTATCCCTGGAAAATTTCACTCATTGCGCCCTCGGATGCCTTAAAAAGCGAAATAAGGTACGCAAAAAACCTCACCTCAATCACCAAAACCACCGACGCGACGGCGATTGCCAACCGCATTTATCCGCTCGGCTACGGAGAGGGCGTCAACCAATTAACGATAAAATCTGTAAACAACGGCGTCCCCTATGTCGAGGACGCGCTAAGCATTTCAAAATACGGTCTCTGCCCGACTATCCTTGTAGATACCAGGTATGAAATCGCAAGCAATCTCAAAGCCTACGCTCAGCAGATCCTCGCGGAACTCAAAGAGCCTTACGTATCTTACGAAATCGGAGCGATAGACTTACACCGGCTTATCGGTGATAAATTCGGCAAATTCCGCCCCGGCGAAATCGTTCGCGTAGTCGACGAAGCCGACGGCGTGAATCTCCGGACGCGCATTGTCACCGTCGAAAAGAGCGACGCCCGGGGAGATCCCGGAACCGTGACCGTCACGCTTGCGAATAAATCGCAGGATATCGCCGGTTCAATCTCCGACTTGCAAAGCCGCGCTCTGATCGGGGAGACATACGCGCAGGGCGCGACGAATCAGCAGATATACAATTTCAGCGACAACGCCGACGCTACTCATCCGGCAACGCTCCGGATTTATATATCTGATTCTGTCGTCCGGATAAACAAAATGCTGCTCAATGTAAAATTTGAACCTTTCCGGGCATATGAAAAGGCAATAGCCGGAGGAGGCGGACAGACAACATCAGCCGGCGGCGGAGCGACAACTTCGGCAGGGGGCGGCGCGACTACATCGGCCGGCGGCGGAGCGACAACTTCGGCGGGCGGCGGCCAAACAACGAGCGAGACAAGTCTTCCGTCTACAAATATGCAAGTTGTAGACGACGGAGGCGTCGGACACACCAATCACAACCACGGTATACAAGCGGGGTTAAAGCTTGCAATAACCGATGGTTCAATTATAACCGGATATGTGGCGTTCGCGCCGTCCGGCGCCCATAATCACGGAAATCACTCTCATACAATCAATCATCATACGCACAATGTACAGGCGCATACGCACAGCGTCCAGGCGCATACACACAGCGTCCAGGCACACATTCATTCCGTCTCGGATCACACTCACGGAATAGAATTCGGAATTTACGAGGGTCAAACGGCGAACACGGCCGTGATTAAGGTGGACGGGAATCAGATGCCGCCTCCGACGCAATGGGACAATATAGATATCGTAAGCTATCTGTCTAAAGACGATAAAGGCAAAATCCGCCGGAATACTTGGCATACGGTGCAGATATTGCCGAACACAATGACCCGCATTGTCGGCGCGGTATTTTCACAAACATTCTGCAACTCTCGCGGAGGCGGCGACTACTAAACAGGAGGCTTTTAAAATATGGCTGATTTAACGACGATGTACCCGCCTCAGGCGGGCTCGCCCGAGACTACAATTACCGGAGCTCTCACAGCCTCCGGAACAACGGTGACCGTCGCCGACGGCGCGATTCTGCCGGCCGCTCCGAATTTTCTGACAATCGGCTCGGAAGGCGGCACGGCCGAGACGGTCTTAATGACCGAAAAAAACGGAAACACATTGACAATTACAAGAGGGCAGGACGAAACGGCCGCGCGGGCATGGAGCGCCGGAACGAGCATCGGCAGATTTTTCACCGCCGCCGACCAGACGGCGATGCAGGATAATATAAACGCTCTTAATACGGCTAAACTCGAAAAAGTCCCCTCTCCGACGGCAGATAACTTCGCTTCGCTGAACAACGACGGAACGCTTAAAAACAGCGGCAAAAAAGCGACAGACTTTGCGGCCGCGTCGCACTCTCACTCGCAATATGCCGCCGCGACGCATACGCACTCGGATTATGCGCCCGCGTCGCATAATCACTCAAATTATGCGCTGACAACTCACGCTCACGACGGCTACGCTGCCGCAAATCACAATCACGACAGCAGCTACGCGGCGGCGGCGCACGCTCACGCCGGATATGCTCAAGTATTGGTGTTCCAGAATTTGAGCGTTGCCGCGTCCGCATGGGGGAGCGACGCGACTTATACCGATTATCCTTGTTCGGCGACAATATCGGCAACCGGAGTAACCGCCGACCATTTACCGGAAGTCAACTTCGGCGCGGTTGAGGCGTCGGGCGGCAACTTTGCGCCGGTGGCTCTGAGCGGCGCCGGGACGGTTAAAATTTACGCCAAAGCAAAGCCGACGGCGACGATTACGATTCCCTCAATCCTCTGCACAAAGGCGGTGACATAAATGATAGGTAAAACAAACGCTATCGCAGTATCCGGCGGCGGCGTCGAACTTAAAATAGTGGTATCCGTCACTTCCGGCGCTCTCGTCACCGCGACAAAAGGTCCGTTAAGCGTACAGGGAACATCCGTCAACGGCACGGCAACGCTAACCGTGCCGGAAGCGGGGACATGGAGCGTATCGGCTACCCTGAATGAAGAGACTACTAATACAGTTATAATAAATGTTACCGAGAGCTTTCCGGCAGAACTGCTTTTTATCGATCCGATACTTAACAATAATTCCTGGGAGACTATCAGAAAAGTGAGCGATCTCGGTATCGCGTCGAATTATTGGTCTGTCGGCGACAGGAAAGCCGTGGTATTAAACGGCAGCGTAGGTAGCAGTGCGGAGTTTAATAAAGTGACTGCTTATGCGTATATAATCGGATTTGACCACAACGAAAACAAAGAGGGCGGCAACAGGATACATTTCCAGCTTGGGTTTTCCTCTTTGTCCGGCGGCAGCAATGTATGCTATGTTGATAGTTATTATAACAGTTATACATCGATATACACGCTGTTTAACATAAACAACAGCAACACCAATGTCGGCGGATGGAATGCTTCGAGGATGCGTACCGATGTATTCGGGCAAGACAAAGAAAGCCTGACTAATACGCTTATGGGCGCAATACCGGCAGATCTCCGGACGGCGCTTAAAAGCGTCACTAAATATACAAATAATGTCGGTAAAGATAAAACGGAAGCCGCTGTCACGGCAACTACGGATTATTTCTTCCTTCTTTCCGAACACGAATTGTTCGGCAGCATCGCAAACGCCAACACGTATGAAGGAAGTTATCAGGAGCAATATGCCTATTACAGCGCGGGAAATACAAAAGTAAAGCGGAAACATACTGCGACATCCGAAACCGCTATTTATTGGCTTAGGTCGGCGGCAGTATCAGGCGATACTATGTTTGTAATCTGCAATACTTCCGGTAATGTAAGTTATAACGGCGCAAGAACATCACTAGGCATAGCCCCCGGCTTCTGCGTATAAAGGAGACCGTATGTATAAAATAATAAGCGGCGGACAAATAGTCGGCTACTCCGAGACGATTGTGTATATCAAGCTGCACGGCAACGGCTGCTATGTTCCTTGCGCGAAAAGCGAGGCGGAAGGCTTTTGCATAAAACCCGCGGTTGAAATAGATACCGAAACCCGCCTTGTCGACACCGTCTACGCGCTGACCGATAGCGGGCTTAGCGGCGCCGAGCCGACAGGCGAAGTTGAAGAAATATCGGGTACATTGCAAATCGCTTTTATCGAAAATGTATTTAACACTATTGTCGGCAGTCTGCCGGTGAATATATCGGCAGAAAAAGCGCTGCTGCTGAGAAGCAAAATAGAAGAAGCTATACAAGCTTTAGACTTGCCTTTCAGCGACGCAAGCGAGATTCCGGAGCTTTACCCTACGCTGAGACAGACCGGCGCTTTAGTGCCGTATCGGACAATCATCCGCTGGACGGACGGCGGCCTTTATATGGCGGCGCAGGACTTGTGGGACTTGGAATCCAACGACCCGGCGCATCATCCGGGCGGGTGGGTAAAGATAAAGTATCGCGACGGCATCCGGGTAGTTCCGGAGACGATATCCGGCGCGGAAGCCTTTTCTTTCGGGGAGCTGGGCTGGTGGGGAGATACGCTGTATAAGAGTATAAGAGCGGGAGAAAAAACAAACATACACACTCCGGCGCAATGGCCGGAAGGGTGGGAATTACAGGGGTGATATATGAGCACAACAACGATTTCAATAATAATAGCCGTAGTAGGCGCGGCTATATCGGTTCTGTCTTTCTTCATCGGGCGGGTTTCGTCCGGCGAGGCGAGAGGGCGGGAGCTTGGGGAAATGAAGCGGAACATTGATAATCTGCAAAAATCCGTTGACTGCGTAAGCACAAAGCTTGACGGCTTAAGAACCGATAACCAAAAAATGGCCGAACGGCTGGCAAGGCTTGAGGAACATGTGAGGTTACTTGAGGATAGGAGCGTATAATCCGGCGATTTATTATCCGCCTTAAACAAAAGAGTGAAAGGAGTTTATATGTTTGAAGCAATCACCGAAAATCTGATGCTGATAGGCTTTGCCTTGCTGGTTTTTTTATCAGCTTACCTGTCTAACGTCACGTTCTCACTCTGGTACAATATCAAGGTACTTAAACGGCATTTCTGCCGTGAGAAATTCATCAACGGCGGACTTAAAGTCTTGATGTTTTGTATCGGTTTAACTCTCTTAAGTATATCAATTACAACGCTGCCGATATTCGCGGCGGAAGTCGGCTGGCCTATACCGGAAGAATTTTCAGAATTTTTCGGCGACCTGGTAATTATTGGAATTGTGCTTTACGTTTCCGGCAAATATATTAAAGAAGCGCTCACAAAATTTACCATGATTTTAAACGGATCGCCGACAGAAAATAACGACACACCCGCCGAAATCGGAGAAACAGAGATAGAAAATGAAGATAATAGAGCAATATCTGACTAATAATCAATGCTTTATCAACGGAACCCGACTGAATATTAAGGGCTTGATGCTTCACTCTGTCGGCGTTCCGCAGCCGTCGGCGGCCGTCTTTATCCGGAATTGGAATAACCCGGACGTCCGGGTCTGTGTCCACGGATTTATTCAGGCTGACGGGAATGTATATCAAACGCTCCCCTGGAACTATGTCGGGTGGCACGGCGGCGGGAGCAGCAATAACACGCATATCGGAGTAGAAATGACGGAACCGCTGACAATCAAATATACCGGCGGCGCGTCGTTTGTCGACTACGATCCGGAAGCGACAAAAGCTCACGTCAAAGCGACATATGATACAGCGGTTGAGCTATTCGCTCACCTTTGCCGGAAATTCGATCTCAATCCGGCGACTGATATCATCTCCCACGCCGAGGGGCACAAACTCGGCATTGCGAGCAATCACGCAGACCCTACTCATTTGTGGATAAGATATCC